AACAGGTTCTTTAGCTCCCGTAACTTGTACTGGAACCCGCATACATCGCAGAGCGCTAACGCTTTCTTTGCTGATGCAAACCTAGTCGTCATTAGGCAATCCTACCTATTCTAGGCACAAATCGTGCCGCTGTTTTCTCTCGGTCCTCGCCCGCAGCCATCTCGAACTGCTCGTCGTACACAGCTTTTAACATCGGTATACGTTCAGCCAGTTCAGGAACCTTCATAGCAATGTGATAAGCCAACCCAGCAACAAGGCACGGGAAGAAACGGAAGTTCATATCTGCTGTCTGTACGCCAGACCCAGCATCCTGAATACGACGCATACGCCAATAGTATAACACGTAATTGTTGTTATCGGGCACAGGCCACACATTTACCTTGGGCGCATCACGTAAACGCTCAACATAAAGCTGTATAGGACGCCCTTGTGTTAACTTGTTAGGTATAGACGCGTACGTACTTACACTGATTCTGCTTATGGTAAGGTCAGATTGTGTCGAAGTATTGCCGCTATTAGTACGTATTTGGTGTTCAAGCAAATCAATAGTATCTGCTGGCAAAGTGTATTGTGTAGTGCCTTCTACTAGGTTTATCGTACCAGAATCAATGGTCCACATGTTAATACCACGGTTCTGCCACTCTATAGTCATCAGGTTCATAGAGCGACGGGCGGTACGTAGGTCATACCCTGAACGCATCTCGCGGCCCGCACGTTCCCATGCTTCCTCCGCTACCTCGGTGAAGTCCATATCGAACGCTGTGGTGCCTGATGTAGTCATTTCTTACGCCTCTTTAACGGGGCTACACGTTTGGGTTTACCCGCTGGTTGTCCTAAACGCTTCTTTTGCGCTATACGTTTGCTCTTCTCAGCCTTCGTCATTTCCCCGCTAGTTTTTGGAGTTTTGCTAGAAACTCGTTTAGATGGTCTACAGTACGGTGTACCACGGCTTTCACCTTCTTTACGGCCACACGGCTTGCCTGTTTTAACATCTTTCCAGTCCTCCTTGAACCAGCGTTTAAGTGCAGCACCTTTTGCGGTTTTACGAACAGCCATTACTTGCCCGCCTTTTTCTTTCTACATTTTGCGATAGCTCCACTCGCATATGCGCTTGGAAAAACCTTATATGAAGCCTTCACCTTGTGGTAACACGCATCTTTAACTGTGCCGCCCTTCTTGTAACCTTTGCTACATTTGGAGCAGCCGCAGCCATCGGATTTGTAATATCTACGCATAGCTACCTCATTTTACAGGCTTTGCCACCACGGGCTAAACCATAACCACGAATTTTGCCACCAGCCTTCAACTTCTTTTTTGGCGGCATACGCATACCCCCCGGGCGCTGCGTAAGATCAAGCATGGCCCCGCCACCACCGCCACGCCCATACACGCCTTTGCGAACTTGAGATTCCTGTTTAACCTTATCCACATCAGGATTTAGCTTCCGTTGAAACTCTAGCTCCTTCTTAAAGGCACGGTCTTTCATGCGCTTTATTTCGTCATCAAAGTCCATGAGCTACCTCATTTTAGCTGGACGCACGCCCTTACGGGCAATACCTGCGCCACGAACTTTACCACCTTTTTTGTAGCCTTTTTTCATCATACCGCCTGCTGCATAACCTTTTTTCTTCATCATGCCGCCAGCTTTCATCTTTTCAGGCTTGGTGGTTAGCCCAGTACCGTCAGCACGGGGTTGCAAGAGAGATTTTGTAGTCATCGCCTCACCATCTCGCGTAGGTTTTAGGATCGACTTAGCAGCTTTACCTGCCGCTACACCCGCATTGCTTACTGCTCCCGGTACACCTAATAGACCAGACTTTGCAGCCCTTGCTAACGCACCTGTAGCTTTAGATGGGGTAACGGTAGCTTTTAAAGGGGGCTTTTTCTTTGGGTTCTTACCAGAGTCAATAGCAGCGTTTATCTCCGCTTTAGTCTTACCACCTAAAAGCTCTTCTGTTTTAATATCGCCCTTGCGGCGTCCATCCATAGCATTAGGGCGTTTAGGTGGCCGCTTTGATCCCGGTTGCGCTGGTTTAGCTTTAGGGCGTGTGGGGGTAGAGGACTCCATCATGTTCGTGGTACCCTCTTCACTAATCCGATCCATAGCGGCATTACCACGTTCAACAGCGCGTTCATCAGGGCTAACCATACTGCCAGCTTGGTACTTTTTCATTTTGCCGCCTTTTTTATAGCCCTTACTCTTCATTTTCATTGTCAGCATCCTTGTATAGGTTGTTAAATACTCGGCCTGTATCCCAGACGTAATCTACATCTTCTTTAGAGCCATATGAATGTTGGTTTGGTTTGAAGTCTGGAGCGCCTTGGCCCGTTTCAAACCACGCAGGGTGCGTAACACGAACCCGATTATTTGGTAGAGCTACTATATTACCTGTGTACTCTCCAGCGTCTAACAATTCAAGTACGTGGCTTTGTTTGTGCTGCGCTGGGTCATCAGCCACTTCACTATCAGTATAATCAACAGTGAAGTAATACTTAGCAGGGTAAAACTCGCCATCTACTTTGGCTATCCACGGTGCAGGAGAAGCGCGTTCTATCTTATACACACTATGCGTGTGTGACATACAATCCCACGGTTGCGCTAAATATGGTGGTAATTCAGTAGGCCACTCTTCTAGTGGTGTATCAGCAACCAGCGCCGTGAGGGGCATACGTGCCCACATAGCTCCGCCATGAACGTTAAGTTCATCTGTGTCATCAGACTCGCAGCCAGTAAAAATCACTTGAAAACTAAGTGTTCTATTTGGCATTGTGGTTACTGCAACGACCATAGCGTGTAAAAATTCTCCGTGGTAGCCTTCTAAGTTTTTCGTATACTCCCTGCGCACCCATGCTTTAAAGTATGGAATGTTACTTGTTAGGTACGGCATTAAGTTCCTTCTTACGTTTTTTTGCAACCTTCTTCTTCCGTTTCTGAGAAACTTTGGAGGGAGGCGATTGTATTTGTTTACCCATCTGGGCACGACTGATAGCCATCTAACAATTCCACTTCCGCAAACTCTTATTAATACGGCTGTCAGGATCGTTAGCTGTCTTTGCGCTTGTGTTGCGTTTCTTCATACCCTTCATACGTGCACAGAAAGACTTTCGCCGATTGGCAGCTTTAGAACCTTTCTTTAGTTTGCTGGGCTTTGTGGTAACAGCGGTCTGTAACTTACTACCGGGATTAGCTTTCCGATAGCTGGCAACACCCTTAGCGTTTAACCCGCCAGACTCACTCTTACCTTCTTTACGGGTCCAAGCGGGGGATTTTACACCCCCACCTTTTTTATAATACGCCCGCATAACACCCTCCTAACTATAGAAGAAAGTCATGGCAGTAATGTTTGTCGCCACAGACACGTACACGTCTGAGGAACAGCGAATACCGTCATCAGGAATATTGATTGAGTGGGAGTCAGACGCTAGAAAATCAATATCCAACACTGTAGTGCCCCCGTTACCATTAGTAACTGTAAGACGCCCCGCACCTGCACCTGTTAAAACCTGCACCTGACGAACTCGCGCTGGGCCTACACCTAGCGATCCTGTGCCTGCTACACGTTTGGTTAATACATCAGAAGACATATGTTAGTCCTTCTTCTTTTTAGGACGACCACGCTTCTTGGTAGCAGGTTTATCTTCCCATGCCTCATTTACATCAGGCGTAGAAGGATCGTCTGCTTTAAGCGTACCATCTGTGTTACGGGCACGGACTTTAGATGTCCCCAAACCACGAGCTGCTAGTTCTTCTTCGCTAGGCGGTTGAAACCGATCACTCATGCTTCACCCCCTTACGATGCTGCGATTGTGCCGCCTGTGTCAGAACGCTTCCAGTTTGTTCCGTCAGAGAAAGCCAAGATAGCGGAACCAGCCGCACCGTTTGAAACGAACACAACTGTACCTGCACCTGCAGAAGAAGCAGATGGAGCGTTAGCTACGGTATAAGTTGGAACTTTAATATCACCAACAAAGCCGTTGGTAGAGGTCACTGGACCTGAAAAGGTGGTATTCGCCATGAATATGTCCTCACATGCGAGTTAAGTGGATCTGTCTGCATGTCGTCAGTCGGGCCTGTCAGATCCACGGGATGTTCCCGATAATTAGCAAAGTACCACTGAGGTGGTAACTAAGTCAACAAAAAGAAAGGGGCCACCGAAGCAGCCCCCCTTTACCAAGTTCTCTAAACGCTTACGCGCCGGGAGAACCAAAGATACCCAATGGGTCAGATACACCGAAGCTGTAACGCTCGCGGGCTTTGTAGCGGCTGTTGCCTGTATCAAAGTCAGCATCCATCGAAGTCGCCATTGGCGCACGAGTGAAGTGCTTCAGACCGTTTGGTACGTCAGTCATCAAGAACCAAGCATTGGTGTCTGTCAGATAGTGGTTGACCGCATAGCCTTCAGGGATTGACCCGTTGTTGCGTAGTGCGTTCAAATCGTTATCGGCAGTACCGACACGACCTTCTGTCTCTAGGAGACGAGTTGCCACAAACTGCAGTGCTGGTGGGATAATCAACTTACGTGGCTGAGATGCGATAAGCAAACCACGCTCGTCTGTCCAACCCGCGATCTGAATAACTGCTGCTTCAAGCGATGTCTCGTTGAGGTCAGCCGCTACTGCTGGCGTGTTAGAGTTAGTTCCACCAGATACCAATGGGTGATCGGTAGCACACAAGGATTTACCGTCACCGTATGTGGTGCCTGCGGCGAAGGCGTTGTTAAGGATTGCTGCAGCCTTAACTTGCTTCGTGTACGCCATCGCACGAGCCAGTGCTTTAGTATAACGAGATGACAATGAGTCATACAGGTTATCCTCGATAGCTTCCTCAGTGATTGAGAAACCCATCGCAACTGTTTCGTGTGTGTAGCGTGCAGTCCATGCTTCTTGAGCATTGTCATACTCAATCGCGGAACCTTCACCTTTAACTGGCGCTGCTGAAAAACCGGATAATTTGGTTTCTTCCTCGAATGACCGATCTGATGATTCGGTTTCAAAGATTTCAGCGTGTTCTTCGCCATATTTTGCGTATTCCATTCCGAACAATGCGTTCAGGCCGGGGAGCAGCTCTTTAAGTAGCTGGGCGCGTGAAATAGCCATTCGTTAACCTCCTTATACGCCAGTAGTGTTACTGTACTGGTGACCTGCGTTCCATTTAACGTAAGCCTCAGTGTAACCACCACTTGTGTTTTTGGTTTCTTCAACCAAACCAATGATACGGAACGGCAACGTAGCAGTAGTTGCTGATGTATCAGAAATAGCACCACGCGAGTTACCCGAAGTCGAGTCACCTGTGTTGTCTACGCCTGCTACGTTTGCACCGATATCGGTTATCGCTAGATCACCAATAGTTGTACCTGAAGAAACAACAGCGGCTTTGAACAACAGGTCAGTAGCGTCTGCTACATAAGCCTGAATGTCGCTTGCGACTGTGCCTGCAGGATAAGATTGGCTGTACAATTCATAACCCAAGTTTGGATCAGTGTATTTACAACCCATGAAAACACCAACAGGTGTCATTGCAGCGTCGAACGGGTCACGCTCAACGGTGCCTCCGGTAACCACTTTAACGGCATCACCAAAGAAGATGCTAGTAGCATAACCGCTAGCAATACTCATTTGACGATAGACGCCCCCAACAAAGGGAACACCGCTTAGTAATTTTACCGGAACCAGACCATAAGGTCCGCTAACAGAAGGATAAGCCATCTAAAGCTCCTAAGATTAAGTTCCTTTACCGAAAGTAACCTTCGTCTTCCGTTCATTAAACAACGGCATACGAGGATCATTTTCTCTCATAAGGCTGTTATCCACAGATGTCATTTGAGCTTGTGCCTGATCGTTATAGTAGGCGTTCCGCTCTTCAACCATCTCTTTCGGAGCCTTACAGAGCATCAAACCACCGATAACTATATTGTCCTTGAAACGTTCTTGTTCAATCGCAACGATAGTAATCTCTGGATGGTCTGTTGCCTTTACAGGCTCCCAACCTTCACGAAGTTTTGAAGAAACGTTTGTGGCATCAACCTGACCTTGCGTACTCACACGCACCCAGTGGAAGTCGTACCCCGGCTCGGGATTGGGAGATGGCAGCACCTCGGGGCGCGTCCAAGCCTTTTTACGAACTGTGCGTTCGCGGGTCTCTAACTCACGATCTTTACGATTATCAGCCATTTTGTTTCCTCATATCTAATGCAACCTGTTTGGCGTATTGTTG